ATTAATGGATAAAAAGAAAAAAATAGAAATAATAAAAAGAGACGATAATGGCGATATCATTTTATATCAAAAAAAGTTTAAAAAAATACAAAAACAATAATATTTTTGTGCCATTTAGTACATTTGTTTTCCCCAAAAAAGAATGAATTCATCTATATAAAACATGTTCTTAATAACGGTTATTATAGGAGAGAAAGGAATTATTATGAGAGAATTAAAAAGAGACGAATTAATATCTATGTTATCTATAAAAAGTGGCGTTACAAAAAAAGAAACCGAAAAGATTTTGAAATCTTTAGATTTTGTTGTTTATAATTCTATTATTCGTGGTTTTATGGTTAGAATTCCTGGCATAGGAAAATTTGAACCTAAACCAGTAAAAGAAAGAAAAGAAGCTCGTAATTATGGTGGGAAAGATTTCTTAGGAAATGATATTATTATTCCACCCACTCCAGCTTTTTGCAGACCTTCTTTTAGTTTTGTTAACCAGTTTAAACAAAAAGTCAAAGAAGCAACTACTGGAAGAGTTTATGAAAGAAAGGAAGATAAAAATGGCTAGGCCATTAAGAGAAAAAGAGTTATATAGAGCAATTACTAAGCACGCAAAAAGTAATGATATAAGACAGGGAGAAAAATATTATAATGCTCTGTTTTCTGTTATTGTATCAGAACTATCAGCTGTTGGCGAAATTAATTTACCCAAAATTGGTAAGTTATTAACCCACAGAACAGGTGGGGAAGAGAAAACTTTTAGAAATCCATTAACTGGTGAAACTTTTACTAAATTCGTTGAACCAGGATATTTAATTAGTTTTCAATGTTCTAATCAATTGAAAGAACTAATTAATGGGAAAACTAAAAAACCATTGTCTAAAAGTGACCCTAAATATCAAAAGTTGAAAAGAGATATGGAAAAATATAAAGATTTACAAGCACAAACGGACATATTAAAAATGTTGGATGAGTTACAAAATGAAGAAAAGGAGGAATCTTAATTATGGAGATAAATAATGATTCTTCTATTTTTTCTAAAATTTTTAATTTAACTCAGAGTGTAAGAAAAGGCGAAATTACATATGAGGATTATGCTTCTTTATTGGATAGTAATTATTCTATAGATACGTTGCGTAAGTTTTCTTATGTTTTTTCTGAAATTTTTTCGAATATAGATCAAGAAAATATAGACTTATCTACTGAATTAAAAGATTTAAAAGAAGAAATAATTAAAGAACGACAAAAGCTACAATTAGTCAGAACTGATTATAATGCTTCTATTCGTTATGATGCAAGAAAAGAATTATTCAATGAAATGGTTTTAGATTCTATAAATAAATTAAAACCTATCGAAGTTAAAAAAACCGTCTTTTCTAATAGAACCCCTGAGAAAACAGGAGTTTTGTTTATATCTGATGAACATTATGGAAAAGACTTTAAACTTTATGGATTTTATAACGAAGTTGTGAATGAATATTCGCCTAAAATATTTAAAGAAAGAATGTGGAATCTTTTATCAAAAATTAATAATGATATTTTTGATATGGGATATGAAAAATTAATAGTGTGTGATTTAGGGGATAATATAGAAGGAATTTTAAGAGCTACAAATTCATTGCGTAAATTAACAGTAGGAGTAGTTGATTCAATAATAGAATATAGCGAATTTATTTCTATATGGTTGAATGAATTATCTCAACGTTTGGAAATACCAATAGAATATCATTTAAATGGAGGAAACCATGATATTTTAAGAATATTAAATTCTAAACCTGATTTCGATGAAGAAAATGTAGGTAAATTAATAAATCACTATATAAAATTGAGATTAAAAGATAATAAAAATATTTTAATAGGCTCTTATTCTGATATTGGTTGTCATAATTTGTATGGTGTTAATATGTTAACCTATCATGGGGCTGGTAAAGATTTGAGTTCTGAAATCTCTTTCTTTGAAAATTATTATCAATTAGATATAGATTTATTAGTTTGTGGGCATTTACACACTGAAAAAGAAACAGCTTTAGGAAGTGGATATTTAGGTAACAGATTGGGTATAGTTTGTCCTTCTATTATGGGTCCAGATGATTATAGTAAAAAAATCAGAAAAACCAGTAGACCTGGGGCTAAATTTATTTTATTTAGCAAGGATGGAATTGATTTAGAAAAAACATACTATTTATGAGAAAAGGGTAAACGGAGGATAAACAATGGCCACAAAAAAGATAAAATTATTAGATAATTATTGTGTTTATTGTGGGAGAGAACATGCGGTTGAAGATTTTTATAAATCTTTTAATCCTTATCATACTAGTGGATATATTCCATATTGTAAAGAAAGTGCGAGAAAAATTTATGATAATTATTTGGTGAAAACAGGTAATGTTGAATCTGCTTTATGGTATACATGTTCTGAAATTGGAATACCATTTATAACAAAAGTATATAAAGCTGTATTAGAAAGAGTAAAAAACTTAGGTCCTGGAAAAGATTATAATTATATAGGAATTTATATTACTTTTCTACACAGATTAAAAACTAAAGTGGATAAATGGGATACTTTTTATAGAACCGATGTTTCTTTAGACCAAGTATCTAGTGTTTCTAAAAGTGAAGAAGCAATAAACAAAGAAGCACAAAGACTGGAATTAGATTGGGGAAAACAAACTGTAGAAGATTACCAATTTTTGGAATATAGATGGGATGTATATATGGAACGTTTCAAAGATGTAGAGGTTCCTCCCGCGCAAGAGACTTTATATAGACAATTATGTTTGGTTGAATTACGTAAAAGAAAAAAAGAGGAAAAAGAAGAATTAACAGATAAAGAGCAATCTATGATATTAAATTTGATGAAAATATTAAAAATAGATAATTTTTCCAATAATGATGAAAAAACATTAGTTGAATCTCTTTTAGAGAGACAAATTTGGGAACAGGAAAATACTGATCCTTGTGAAATAGTTGATAAAGAAAAATATAGAGATTATTGCGACATAGAAAAAAAATGGGGAAAAAATATTTTAAGAGCTGTAAAAAATTTATTGGTAGGAAATCGAGAATATCCTTCTATTACAGAGATGGAAGATGAAAAACAATGAATTTAAGTGGGATAATTAATGAAAGATTAAGGAAAAGAAATAAGAAAACTAAAATTTTATCTGAGCAAGAAAAGAAAGAAAATATTATTAAATGGGCAACATTTTATAGAAGAAATATGAACATATATGCAGAAAGAAGATTGGGTATCAGATTGCATCCATTTCAACATATTATGATTTATTTGATGAGTATTAGTCAAACTTTTTTTGCGATTTGTACTCGTGGTATATCTAAAACTTTTATAGTTGGATTGTTTGCTGTGTGTGAAAGTATGCTTTACCCATATAGCGAAGTTGTAATTACTGCGACCACGATATCACAAGGTGCGGTTATGGTTAAAAGTAAAATAGAAAACGAAATTGTGAAAAAGCTTTCACCTTTGTTACTGTATTTATATGAAAATAATCAAATAAAATTTTCTTATAATGACAATGAGATTAAAGTTGAATTTCTTTTTAATGGTTCTATTATTAGAGTGTTGCCGAGCGGAGATCAATCTCGTGGTTATCGTGCTACCGTTTTAATTTATGAAGAATGTAGATTATTAAAGAAAAATATGGTAGACTCAGTTTTTTCTCCCATGTCGCATCCAAGACAGGCTAAATTTATGACAAGAGAAAAATATGCGGGAGATAAAAGATGGCAAGAAGAAACTATATCTATTTATATTACATCCGCTAGAATGAAATCAGAGTGGTTTTGGACAACATTCAAAGAAGTTGTCCAAAAATGTTATAATAGCAAAAGGATAGTTGAAAATTTCTTTGCGGCAGATATTTATACAGCTATTGAATATGGTTTAAAAACGAAAGCTGATTTTGAAAAATCTAAGTCTCAAATGAGTGAACTAGATTTTAGAATGGAAATATTAAATGAAATGATAGGGGAAGCAGAAAATGCTTTTTTTACATTAGAAATGTTTCGCAATAATCAGGTTTTAACAGTTCCTTTTGTTCCTCCTAATGTTAGGGATATATTAGGAGGGGAAGATGATTATATAAAAGAAAAAGCAATTAATGAATATAGGTTGCTTTTTATAGATTTTGCTTTCGCTAATACGACAACCAATCAAGAAAACGACAATAGCATTTTAGGGTGTATGTCTTTATTTTATAAAAACAAAAAGGTTTATAGAAATATTGATTATATTACAACCCATCCCGCAAGTGATAGCCCTGGGATGGAGAAAAAGATTAGAGAGTTTTATTGGGATTACAATGCTGACTTTATCGTGATGGATTAATTAAGGTTCCTTTTTATGGTAACATAAATCGAATAACGCATTTAACTGCTGGAACACCCTTAGAGATTTATAAACTACAACGTGACAGTGAAATAATGTGAGCGTGAATGTTAAAAATTATAAATATTGGGCAATCAGCAACCAAGCTCCGAACAGGAGAAGGCTCAACGACTATCGAAAATTCTATATGGAAGAAGTAGAGTACATCATAAGCGATTGATGATGGAAACGGTGCGCTTTATTTTTTAATAAAGAAGATATAGTCTAACCTTATGTGAAAGCATAAGAAAAAGTGTAGCGAGCTTTTGTAATAATAATGTAGTAGTATTGCTTTGAAAAGGTGAGTGATATGAAATTATATGAAATTTTAGATGGAAAGAAAAAGGAGAAATCTTTTTCGTGTATTTACATGTGGGAAAATTTATATAATAAGAAAAAATACATTGGACAAACTCAAAATTTTTATACCAGAATGGCACAATATTCATATAAAGGCGGCAATATTTATTTGAATCGTGCAATAGAGAAATATGGGATAGATAATTTTGAAATTACTGTATTAGAATATGTATCTAAAGAATATTTAGATGAAAGAGAACAATATTGGCTAGATTTTTATAAATCTTATTTATTTTTAAATGGGTATAATATATGTCGCTATGCGAGTAGTACGCGCGGATATAAACATACTCAAGAAGTGAAAAATAAATTAAGGAAGATGAAAATTGATAACCCAGTTTGTTTATGCGGAGAAAAGAATCCAATGTATGGTAAAAAGCATTCATTAGAATGGAGAAAACAACAGTCTGAAAAAATGAAAGAAAAATGGGAAAAAGATGAAGAATATAGGAATTTTTGGCACGAAAAAATAACGGGCGAAAATAATTATTTTTATGGAGTTCATTTAACAGGTGAAAAAAATCCTATGTTTGGTAAAAAACATTCCGAACAGACGCGAAAAAAGATTTCAGATTCAAAAAAAGGTAAGTTTTATGGGAAAACAGTTAAAATACAATGTGTAGAAACAGGGAAGATATATATTAGTATTTCCCAAGCATCTAAAGAGTTGAATGTAAATATCAATGCTATATACTCAATACTGGATAAATCTAATAGAACTTGCAAAAAATTACATTTCATCAAAGTTTAAATATAAATTACTACATTTTCGCTTCGTAACGGTGGAGAAGTGTTGTATAATAATTTAACCAATCTATACAATCATCCTGAAAGAGGGAACGCATGGAACCCTCATGGGTTTACTGTATCGAATGAAATTGGAATACACGTTGTTCCTGATACTAAATTAGCAGATTTGAGAAGTCGTGCAATAGATAGAGAGGCCATTCCTGCTATCGTGCCTATTGTGGGTACATCAGATTTGAATAGTATGATGTGGATAGATTTACAATTACGTTTAAGAAACAGGGAAATTAGATTTCTTGTGGATGAAATGGAATATCAGCAAATATTGGAAGAGAGCACACGATATTACAAAATGACTTCTGAGCAACGCATAATAGAAAGATTGCCTTATATCCAAACATTACTATTGGTTAATGAAGCAATAAATCTTTCTCCTTCTTGGAAGGATGGAAAAGTTAAATTGTCTGAGCCGAGAAGTGGAATGAAAGATAGAATTGTGGCATGTTCTTATGGAAATTGGATAGGAACATTATTAGAAAATAAACTTTCAAAGGAAGATAATTATGGAGAAATGGATATTTCTCAATATCAATTGGTTTTTTAGGGGGTGAGAGAATTGAGCAATGATAATCAACCATTAACAAAAGAACAGGTTTATGATGTTCTTCAAATGGCGCAAAGTATGTATGGTGTTGGTTCTATGTATGGTATTCAGGGTGCTTATACGCCTGAATTATCTAATCAAGTTCTTTTGAATTTGAATAACAATGCTTTAACACCAACTTATAAGAGGATATTGGAAGCATTAGCAAATTATAAAGAAAGACAACATGAAACACAAGCATTTAGCGAATTTATGGAAAAATTCGATATGATTTATGCAAGAGCGGTGGAGTATTATTCTAATTTACTTGCTTTTGATTTGCGCTATTCTTGTATAAATGCTTCTGAGAATGATTATGTTGATGGAACAGTTGAAAAAGCAAAAAGCTATGTTAATAAATTTTTAAATAGTTTTAATTATAAATCAGAATTTCAAAAAATAACCAGAGAAGTTCTTAGACATGAAACGTGCTATGTGTGGTTTAGGTCTGATTTAGCAACAGGAGATAAGAATCCCAAATTTGCAATTCAGCTTCTACCCCAAGATAGATGCAAATTAACAAGATATTGGGAAAATGGTTTATTATTTGATTTTGACATGACTTATTTCTTAATGCCTGGTGTTGATATAAACGGATATGACCCCGTTTTTAAAAAATATTTCAATGAGGTATTTATAAGCGATACATTTAAAAATTATATACCTTCTAATCAGTTTAGTAAAACGGGAAATTTTGCATATTGGATACAAACAACGCCACCAGATGGAGCATGGGTTTTTAAGCGTGATATGTCTAATTTTGTTGAAGTCCCGTTTTTGGCACCGTTTTTAAAAAATGTTATTAGGAATGATGAAATTAGAAAGTTGCAATATGATAAAGATTTTCAAAGTGCTTATGCAATTCTCGCTGGTGAAATGAGGATGTTTGATAATGCAAAATCTGGCACACAGAAAGACCAATTTTCTGTTGACCCAGGCACATTAGGAAAATTGTTATCATTAGTAAAATCTGGATTAAATAATAATATTAAATTAGCTGCTATGCCTGTAGAAAAACTATCGTGGTTGCAATATAAAGATGATAACCCTGATATGGTTGATACTTATTATAAAAATTCAGTAGCCCCAGCAGCTAGTGCAAGTCGTTTAATTTATTCTACTGATAAAATGAGCAATATGGAAATTGAAAATGCTTTAATGTCAGATTATCAGGTTGTGGCAAAATTATATTTACAATTTAATATGTTTTTAAATTATTATGTAAATAGATATTTAGCGACTAAAAGAATTAAACTACGTTTTGATTTTCGTTTTGAAGGAAGTATTTTCCCGTTTGAGAGGAAAAATAGGCAAGACCAAATTATGGCGTTGGCAGACAAGGGCATAACCTTAAACCCTTCTGCTTTTGCAAGTGCATATGGATATACGCCTATGGAATTTGAAAACATGCTCAATGAGTCTTATTATAGTGATAGATGGAATAAATTGGTACATCTTATTTCTATTCATACCATTGGGCAAAATAAAGGTGGTAGACCCATGATAGACAATGGAGATTTAACTCCGTCAGGAGAAGCAAACAGAAATAGTTAAGGAGGTGGGTTTATGTTAATTTCAAAAGAAACCAGTGATGCTTTGGATTTGTTGTATGGGCAATTTTTTGATTTAAATGCTACATTAGATGTTGTTGCTTCAACATTGCAAAATGATTTTTCTATGCCTAAAGCGGCAGACATTGTTCATCATAAAATCAGTCATTTAATGCCATTGTTAGCGGATAAAATTAGTGAAATTAAGGACAAATATAATATTCGCTCTATTCGTCCAAGTGTCCATGAAGACCGTCGGGAATATAGTGATTTATATGTAATGTTCCAAACTGTTTTAGATGAATTTGAAAGCACTTATAAAATGATTGTTGCTGTTCAAGAGGTTTCTATTAAATCAGGAGATAAGAATGTATTAAATGATTTACAGCGTTTTATGTGTGTTTTTAATAAGGTAATGGGACAGATTTATACCCTGCGAGATAAAGCAGAACAATTACCAAGAGATTTTGATACTTATGATGCACATATTGATAGATGGGGCATTGTTGGAGTGGATTTAGAAAAGGAGTATGGTGATTAATGATAAGAGGGACTCCTATAAATCTGGAATTTTATATACCTGTTTCTGATATGGAAATTGGTTTTTTTTTACAACAAAATGGTTATCTTCCTTCTTATGGTGATTCAAAATATTTATATTTTGAAAAAATCCAGGAAGTTCAAGATATATTGAATAAACTTAGGAAAGGAGGGGAGTAAAGTTGATTAAAACAATACAATCTTTTTCTATCCAAGTTATTGATAAATACGATGGGGATGATAATGCTGAAAATGCAATTATCAGGTTAAAATTTTTAAGTGACGGTGATAATTCTCATCATTTAATTATTCCACCTAATGTATTAAAAAAATATGCCTCTACCATCTTAGGAAAATACATTGTGGCTAAATATGATAGATTTAGAGAAGATGTAAGAGGACACGAAATAGATGAAGTGATAGTTGGGTATATTCCTCCTGATGCAAAAATCACTTTTGAAGATAGTGATAATGGTACTTTTGCTGTAGTTGATGGTGTTATTTCTAAATTATATGCTAATGATGTTTATGAAATGTATAAAAATAATGGAAATGAAAGAGCCGTGAGTGTAGAGTTGACAGTTCAATATGAAGACGGAGACAATAGGAATCCAGTATCTAGTTTTAATATTACAGGAGTTACCTTGTTAGGTAAGGATATTGAGCCTAGTTGTCGACTCGCTACTTCTTCTATTGTGAAATTTAGCATAGAACAGGCAACCAGAGATTATATAAAATATCAAAAATTACATGAATTAGTGAATTTTGCAAATGATAGGAGAAAATTAATGGAAGGTAAGATTTATAAGATTGATAAATCAAAAGAATCTATTTCTGATACTCCATGGGGAGAGGTAGACAAAACAGAATTAAGAAATAAAATTATGAAAGCATCAAATAGGACTAGTTTGGTAAAAGACGTATACATGGACGTTGAAGAAGGATGGGAAGATGCACCATCTGAAAAATTAAAATATCCTGTTATGGAATTAAAAGATGATACTTTTATTTACAATCGTGGCGGTTTATCAAGCGCATTGGGGTATGCTAAAACAGAAGGAAATAAAGATGTTGTAAATAAAGTTGAATCTATTTACAAAAAATTAGACCTAGATGATGGGAAAGGCGGGGATAAAAAAATGGAAGA